TCGGTCTTCATGTAGACATCTCCGTCCATGCTCATCGAGTCGGCCACCTGGGCCGACAGGTCGGGGGCAGGCTCCATTTCCTTCTCCGCACAGGCGATGAAGTACTTCAGGGCCCGGACCGCGTCGAGCAGGCAGCCGATGTCGCTGTCCTCGTCGAAGTCACCGCCGCCCATCGACGCGGCCTCGGAGGCGATCAGCTTGGCGACCAGCGCGATGGCCTGCTGAGCGGTCGCGATGTCGCCGGCCTCGTCGTCAGCCTTGGTCAGGTCGGGCACCAGCGCGCGCAGCTCGGTCAGGATCTGCTCGGCCTTGGCCACGCCCCAGTCATCGGGCAGCAGGTTGGTCAGGCCCAGCGCGCGGGCCCGGCTGACGATGTGGGCCTTGGCCGCCGTCTTGTCGCCGGTGTAGTTGCCCAGGTGGCCGATCGCGGAGCGCAGGTGTCCCTCGTCCGGGATCGGGAAGTCGCCGTTGGGCATGGCCGCGCCGGAGGAGGCCATCCGCTTGCGACTGGCCGCCGACACGAACTTGACCTCATCGCCCGGCTCGTCCTCGTCGAGCTCGTCCTCGTCGAGGTCGACCACCTCGGCACCGTCGACCAGGACCAGCTCGCCGCCCTCGTCGGCCTTCACCATCGTGAAGTAGGTTCGCGGGTTGGCCGGCCGGTCGACCAGGCTGATCTCGGGGATGGTGCCGCCGACGATCTCGCCGTTGGGCGCGTCGGGCCTGCCGAAGTCGATGTGTGGGTCCTTGATCCGAATGGAGAAGCCCTTCAGGACCTTGGTGTTGACCTTGAGCACCGCGACCGGATCCACCACATGCGCGGCCAGCTGGTGCGTGCCGTCCTCGGCCCGGGTCAGTCCGACGCCCACGCCCACCGCGCGCAGACCGTCGTGCTGCTCGCGGACGTTGGCACCAGAGGCCATCCACTCGGGCAGCGCCTGGTCGAGCCACTGCTGGCTACACCGCTGCTTGTCCCGGTCGACGCCGGCATCGGCGGCCGGGCCGTAGACCATGACGGTGCCGTCGCCCTGGTCCTCGACCTTGGTGATCGGCGCCCACGCGTACGCGGTGGTGGTCATCTGGCTTACCTTTCGCGGGCATGACGAAGGCCCCGTCGGTGACGGGGCCTCGGTGAGGGTCGCAGGTTAGTGGACGGTTTCGACCGGCTGCGGCAGGTCGCCGCCGCGGCCGAGGTCTTCTGGCTGGAAGGCCCAGGCCGGGAAGGCCTCGCCGTTGCTGGTCCAGCGCACGCCGTGGTCACCCTCGATCGGCTGGCGGTGGTCCAGGCCGTTGCGGTACACCACGTCAGGGATTCCGTCGAGGAAGGCGGCGCAGAACGGTCCGGCCGGGCGCTGGTCGCGGGGCAGGCTGAACGGGCTGCGGAAGTGCTCGCAGGCCGCGCATTGCGACATCGGGCCGGTGGTCATGAGGTCAACGCCTGCTGTCGCCGATCGGCTCGGCGCTGCAAGCGCCCGAGCAGGTCCTGCGCGGTCGCGGACAGGTCAGCCACCGACTTGACCTCAGCCGGCCCGGCGGCCCGGATGAGCTGCTGTCGCTCAGCCTGCGTCGCGGCCGACAGGGTCATCAGCCGTGCCAGTTGCCGGGACCGATCAGGCGTCAAACCGGTCACTCGCCTTCTCAAAGATCAGGACGCTTCGGTTAAAGATGATGTACTGGTCTGCTTCGGACACGTTGGTCACTCCGGCCGGATACGCCGAACCGTCGTTGATCCCAGGTACGCCGCGGATCCTGATCCCATCGTACCCGCGCGTCGCGGCAAAGAAGCTGGTGTCGAACTTCATCGAGTTATAGAAGTCGCTGTCCCGCCCATAACGGACGGCATCGGGCAGACTTTCAATCCACGCAGAATGCTCGGCCTTGAGATCCTCGTAATCGATCAGCTTGGCCTTGGGGTCGAGCGCTACCCGCAGCAGGCCACCAGCGCCGGTGTACTCGTCGGCCTCGAAGCCGGGTAGCCATTCATAGAGCGGGGCCGGGCCGAAGCTCGCTTCGATCGCGGCTGCTCCCCCACGGGCCGGGATCCAGTCACTGTTCCGGTACGTCTCGGCGGTCGTCCGGCGGACGGAGAAATACTTCCCGTTGCCGTAGATGCCGTTGCCCATCTCCCACTTGCCGGTCCGATCAAGCTGGGCGATCCTGGCCGGCCCCATCGCATCAGACCACGGCGACACGCCGCGCCACATCTCGGTCCAGCCGGACTGAATGGCCTCGTCGAGCTTGTCCTGGGTCACAACCCGTCCGCGCGCCGTCCAGCCGGCCTGCCGGTCGACCACGCCGGACAAAACGTTGTCAACGGGCGTGGTGAAGTTGCGCAGTTGGGCCGCATTGATCCAGCCCTGATCGGCCCGCAGCCGCTCGACCAGATCGGTACCGGCCTTGCGCACGCTGGTCGGTGGCGGGACGTAGGTGCGCACCTGCGCGCGGGTCAGTTGCATCGTCGACCCGTCGGGCAGGGTCAGCGTCGCGCCGCGGCGCACCACGGTGACCTTCGCGCCCTCGGCAATGTCGACACCGGCCACCGACTCGTGCGCGGCCGGGTTGAACACCACCGAGCGGCCGGCCGCGGTGTCGAAGGTGAGGCCGTTCTTCTTACCGATCCGGGTGACCGCGGCCCGCAGCTTGGCCGGGTCGGCGGCCGCCTTCGCCAGCGCGTCCAGGTCCCTAGCCGGCAGCACACCGGTCGACCGGGCGTAGGCCAGGCGCTGCGCGATGACCTCGGCGCCGGCCTTCTTCGCCACCAGCTCGTCCAGCTCGGCCAGCGTGTCGGCGACCTTGGTGCTGGACTCGATCAGGCGGTTGCGCTCGCGCGCCGCGGCGCGCAGAGCTGCGCGGTCCTCGGCCACCGGCGCAGGCAACGGCCGAGTCGACTCCAGCACGACCGGGCGCCGCACGTCCAGCTCCTCGCCGGAGCGCAGCCGCACGCTGTAGCCCGGCCGGATGATGTCGACCGGCGCACCCTCGCGCAGGTCCTGGCCGAGCAGTTCCTGCGCCCGGCGGTTGAACGGCACCGGCCCGACCTCGGCGGTCGACACGTCGCCCACCCGGGTCAGGTTGGCCGCCTGCGCCATCCGGTCGGCCTCAGCCAGCAGCGCCTCACGGTCGCCCACCTTGGCCAGCAGGCTGGACACGTCGACACCGGTCAGCTTGGCCCGGGCGGTGATGCGGTGCGCCAGCGCCCGCTCGCTGGCGCCATTGGCCACCAACTCGTGCACCTCAGCCAGAGTGTCGGCGAGGTTGCGCGCCGCGTCGATCTCGACCTGACGGGACACCGCGGCGCCCTCGACGTCGCTGCCGAGCAGGTCGAGCAGCTGCGGCTTGGTCATCCGGCTGTAGCCGGCCAGGCCGCGGTCCTTCGCCATCGCGCGGAGCTGGGCCACGGTGCGGCCGGACAGGCTCTCCGGCGCCGGCATCGACGGAGCCAGCACCCGCGATGTCGGGGTGAAGACCCGGCCACCCGCCTCGTACTCCCGACGCAGCACCGCGTAGATATCACGGGACAACTGCGAGGCGGCCTCGCCATTCATCATCACGTCCGAGAAGGCCTCGGCGATGAGTTCCCGGGTGTTGGTCAACGCGTAGCGCGACACCTCGGTACGGACCAGCTCGTCCTCGGCCACTCCGACGGCCTGCGCCATGTCGGCAACCAGCGCCTCGACCTCCGGCGCGATAGCCTCGCCCAGCGTGCCCAGGTCGAGGATGTGGCCGAACTCGTGCACGGCCACCGCGGTCGGGTTGCCCGTACCAACCTGGTGCCATCCGGTATCCGCGTCACGGGCCAGAGCGTCCAGGTACGACCTGCGCTCCGACGGCTTGGTCCAGGCTGCCCAGTTGAAGTAGACGTTCCCGTCACCGGTCGCCTCGGCGTAGGCGGTCTTCGACCGCGTGATGGGCCCGACGTAGCGCAGGTTCGCCTCAGGGAAGCGCTCGAGGCCGCGCAGCAGACCCTCGGCGTGCTCTCGCGCGGTGGCCGCAGAGCCCTCGAAGGTGGCCCGAATCGCGTTGCCGCCGGTGCGCCCGGTGACCCGCCTGGCCTCAGCCTCGAAGGCCTTACCCACCGCCGATGAGGTGCGGGCCGCCTCAAGGACAGGCCGGATCACAACCGCCGGCAGCACCTCAGCCGCGGCCGACTCGCCCTCGCCCAGGATGTCCTGCGCCGAGCGGGCCACCACGGTGGACAGCTCCTGCTCGCCGAAGCCAGCCAGCGGCGACAGGTCGGCGCCCTGAGCCGCCGCCTCTTCGGCGGTCAGCCACGCCGGCGCGATCGAGCAGCGGCACAAGGGGTGCGACGGTGGCGCGTCGTTGCCGTCCGGGAAGGGCTGGTCCAGCGGGACCGCGCCCATGTCCTCGTTGACGTTGCACGGCACACACACGTGCTGGTCGCCGGCGGTCATCCATTCCTTGGCCTGCACGCCGTTTCGGGCGTAGCGCCACAGGGTGGCCGC